GTCGTAGCTCGTAGTAGATCCGAATGTATCTCCACGAAGCGCACGTCCATTTACGATCAGGTCTTGGATCTCCATCAAGCGTACCACTTCTGCGGCACGATCCGCATCATTCTTAAAGACGATAGACAATGTCTTCAGTACAGGGCTGGCGGGATCTCGCAGAGCCTTAGATAGCTGTGCGGGACTATATCCAGCCACCGTCGAGGATGGCCCGTCTGTACCTAGACCAGTACGACGTGCAGTTGTGATCTTGGAACTTAGCCAAGTCAGGTACTGCGACTGAATACCTTCACGGATAAGCGGGTTACCTGTCTCATCCGCCTGTGCCAATAGACGCTGCATCATGTTCACGGAGTCTGGCGAGTTGAAGATCTGGTTGAATGTGGCTGCGGCATTGTCCTTGATCTCAGGGTTACCTGTTAGATCGAAGATGAATTTAGACGCCTCTTTCTCTCTAGCCGACTTAATTGTCTCGGCGAATAATTCGTCGGCATTTGCCTTGGCTTCTTTAGCCGATATAAGGCCAGCCTCTGCCATGCTCAAGTCTTGGACTACAGTCTTGAACTTAGCCACCTGATCAGGGGCCAGACGCTCTAGAACTGGTAGGTATTGCTGTACGCCTTGGATGATGTCACGAGAGCCGGGAAGCTGCCCCGCACTTAGGCCTTGGCGTACATTGTTTATAGCTTGAGCAATGTAGGCTTCAGCTAGGCCGGGTGTTGCAGTATTACTATCTAATGCTCTGGCAAAGGCACGTTGATACGGCAGGAACCCGCCTTCAAGTGCTTCGGTACGTGCATCGGCACCTGCACGTTGTGCATCATTCATCCCCTTCGCTACACCAGAGTCACCTATTAGGTTGGTGTTAACGTCTTTGGCTGCCGCCTCGAACTGACGCAAAGGCCTAGAGTTCAGCCAAGTGTCGGCGTGTTTAGCGTACATGTTCTTGGCTTGGATAAACGCAGGATCGCCGATGTTCTCTGCCATCGTGTCAATACCACGTTTCAGACCAATTAGCTGTTGAGCTTGTTGCGTAAGGCCTCTGCTCTGCAACAACTTAATACGATCCTCAATCATAGGGCGAAGTTCAGTAAATACCTCCTTAAATGAGGTACCTTCCATCTTCAGACGCTCTATCATCTCAGGATAGGTTTCAACAGTTACCGTACCCGGAGATGCGGCGGTTGCCATACCAGCGGTACCGTCACTGATCTTCGGAGTAACTTTCTGCATCAATCGAGTTAGAGGATCTGCTACAGTGTCCGTCACAGTTATAGACTTGATTATATTAGGCCACGCATCTTTGTTAGGATATGCATCCTCAACCAAACGCACGAAGTCTTCTACAGGAAGCGGGATATCGGGCAGATTTCTAAAGGCGTCATTGTAACCAGTGAAGGACTTACGCCAAGTCTCATACAACTGTTCGCCAGTCATACGATCTAATGCATCCTTCGACGCTACGTCTGAAATCAGTGGATTATTGCGTAATGAGTCCCGAAGTAAGTCAGTGACGTAGTTCTGTGTTTGTGCCGAGTTAAGACCCGCTTCTGCCATACGCAGAGTGTCTTCGGCGTTAGTGACTACGTCTTTAGCCGCTACAACGTCATCGACGATAGGCTGACCTAGTTCTGCCCCTGCCTGTTGCGTAGCTGCAACACCACCGAGATCGTCGGCAGTATTGGTTAAGGCATTCTGCATAGAGGCATCCATAGCCTGTTCCGCAGACCGCAGTGGCTCGGATGTTTGTCGTGCCTGTCTAATAGCAGCCATACGCCCTGCCATATCAGTGGCAGTCTTATTCACAAACTCTTCGAAGGCCTCGTCGCCCAAGGCCGACTTTTGCCATGCGTAGGCTCTGCGTACATAATCTTGTGCGCCCATAAACAAGGCAGTGGTAGTATCTGTGGTGATCTCGCCATTGCTAAGTAGCTCTGACTTAAACGAGCTATTGTTCTGTATAACTTCACCCAAGATACGGGCACGTTCTGCAAAGATTGATGCGGGGATGTTGGCTTCTAAATTAGGATCGAGCATCTTAAACAATGCTGCACCCTGATCAATGTCACGGTTCTTCTTGCTAAAAATACGGACAGGGAATGCCTTACCACCAATAGCCTTGATGCCTTTAACGCTGGCACCTAATAAGGCTAGGCCAGTAGAGAAGGCTACGTTGTCTGCAAAGTTGGTTAGGTTACGGTTTTCTTCCGCATCAAACCCCAAGAATTCTACAACCTCATCACCGAATAGAGGATCAGATTGTTCTGGCGTAGTGGCTGTAGCACCGAGGTTTGCACCAGTGCCTACAATGAATACCTTAGAGAAGGCTTCGGCAGCCGCACGTAAGTTCTGCGGGTTCTTGCCACGGATCTTGCCCCACTGCTTTGCAGCATAGTTTGCCGCCTTAGGTGCTAGTCCGTAGGCTTTCTCTAGCTTCGACGCTAGACCTGCACCAGAAAGGCTTCCGAGTAAGATTGATGTGACCTCAGAACCTACTGCCTCTAGATTATTCTCAGGCGGTATTGTTGGGAAGTTCTCTTTAACAAAGTCCGTCTCGGGATCTGTAATACGAAGGAAGTCGGTGATGCCTTCGCCTACTCTACCGATGGACTTAGCCGTCTCAAAACCTGCGCCAGCTAACGCACGTTTTACACCAGAGGTATTAGCCGCCTCGGGCGGTGGTACTAGATAGGTTACAGGGTTTCCGTCTTCGTCTGTGCTGCGCTGTACCTTTAGCCCGATGCTATTGTCTTCGCCTTGTTGATCGAAGGTAGCACGATTTGAGTCGTAGATAGCTTCGTCATACATATTGCGTTGTTCACGCAACGACATATCGTTCCAGTTAGCTACACCGTCCGCAAGCTGTATATAGATCGGAGATTGCTTTTCCTGCGCCGAAAACTCACTAGGCATGATCTGGCCTATCGTGTTGCGGCCTAGGCTATTAAGGTCTTGTCCGCCTTCGATGTATTGGTCAGAGGTGAAGACAGGAGCGGGTGGCTCCTCTTCAGGAACCACAGAGGTCTCGGGTGTCTCAGGTAATGCTTCAGCGAAGAACGTATTCTGGATAGCCAGAAGCTCTTCTTCAGTAGGCTCAGTACCTGCTATTGCTACCTTCTCAATGCTACCGTCAGGAAGTCTGATATCTATTGTATTAGCCATTACTTATCCTACTCTGGAGACGGAAGAGACCAAACACCATCCTCGCCCTGTTGTAGGACTACTGTAGACTTAGGTGCTGGTTTAGATGCACTAGGTACTGAGCTTGCCAGCCATTCTGCATAATCCATTGGTGCATATTCAGACTTCGAATATTCATCAAAGGTCAATGTGGAGTATCCAAGATCCACCTGATATTCCATTAGGTCTTGGATCTCTGGTAGCGTCTTAATAGAGTTAGCACCTGTATCAACAAATGTTGCACGTTCTTTTACAAAGCTGCGTAGGTTCTCAACAAAGGCTCCAATACCGTTACCAGCCTGTAATGAGTTCAGAATGTTTCTATAGTCTTGGTTAGAGAAGCCGTTACCTTCTTGGCCCAGTGCCTTACCTGCGGCGAACACAAAGCGTGTCAGTTTTGCAGAGAACTTGCGGTAGTTGGCTGCGGTTTCCCCTGTAATACCGTTGCTCTCAATAAACTGATTCAGAGCTTGTTCTATACGGTTAGAGGCTTTTGCTGGGTCTTTGAGGCTGTCTTGGAATGCATCCTGAGACGCATTTGTAATTACAGTTAGAAGTGCCTTGGCTTCGTTACGTGCCGACTCGACAACGGTTGTACCGCCACCGACCAAGGTTAGTACTACAGGATCATTAACAGCGATCTGTTCTAGAGCGTAGGCCTGTTGGGTTAGGTCAACCAAAGAGACCATATTCTCACGCTGTTTATTACGCTCTGTGCGTGTGCGTGAAAGCTGGTCATTAATGTACGTCATGCTTTCACTTGAGCGAACAGATAGAATATTGCTTTGTGGGATTATCTTTCCGTCAGGCAGTTTGTAGCCACCCTCAACTTTTTCAGCATCAGACTTGATGGTATTGCCGTCTTGAGTGTATCTGATCTGTAAGGAATCAGGATCGCCCGGCCGTGCCGTAGCCGCTGCACCCGCTTTGAGGCCAGCTTCCAATGCAGGAGCTTCTGTGGAAAACCATTTTTTGGCTGCTGCTACTTCCGCAGGATCATCCGAAGACAGCATTCTGGTGTAGTTAGCCACCATTTCTGCATACTTACCTTGGGTTAGAGATCCTTCCGTAATTGGGGCTAAGAAATCAATCGTCTGTTTAACCATATCTAGTCGAGTTGCCTTATCGGCGTTCTGATATTGCTCAGAAGCCATCAACTCTACAGTCGCTAGTTCTTGCAGGTTGTTGATCTCTTGTGGTTTGTCTGGTTTGTCACCCGCCCGTAGGATCTCTTGTAGAGCCTTACCTTCGGTATTTTGCCACAACTGCCACTCAGACTCTTTAGTCTCAGCGTCTGTGTCTGGGTTAGACATGATTTTTTGACGGGCTAAGAAGAATGCTTTCTCTACATACTTCTCGTCGAAGACTAGATCCTCTTGCTTTTTAGCCGCCGCCACTTCGTCTAGAGCCTTAATTCTTGTAGTAAGTTGGTTACGGTACAGAACAGAAGGTGAAATCCTTCCTGCATCAATGTCCGCTACTACACCACGTAGAACCTCTGGGTCTGTTTCACTTAGGCTTGGCAATGCCTCATTCTGCAAGTCTTGGATATAGTCTTTGGCATATAGTCGAAGTGACGCCATGACCTGTGGGTTAATGTTCTTATACTCTGGTGCTACTCCCGCTTCAGGATTAGTAAGCTCCATGAATGCTTGTAGCTGCCGCAGGTTCATAGAGCCAATATCTGGAGTCTCTGTAAATTGTTTTAATAGAAATCTGGCTCGTTTGAGTTTTTCGTCTTGTCCCGATCCAGTCAGGGCAGTAACCGCCGCTAATGCTTTTGCGTAGGTATCAATCTTTTCTACATCAATCTCATCCGCCGCCTTTTCTTTAGCTAACGGGTTAATGCGTAATGTACGCTGAGTAGCTGCTACTTGCTCGGACTCTGTAGTCTCGCCCGTGGCATCCGCCAGAATAATATCAGATGCAGACCCAGAACCGCCGCCTAGACCGTCTGGGTTAGTTACGTCGGTTTGAGTATCGAGTGCAGCTACCTGAGTTTCAGACGCAGCATTCACACGATCTTCTTGGCGTTTAACATAGTCCTCTGCCCAGCCTGTGCCGAGAGAGGCGGTTTCATACGAGCCGTCGTCGGTAGGTGCCTCTGAGATTAGAGTCGATGCTGGTTCAGGATCTACTACAGACGATTGATCGCCGAATGCCTCGTTCATCTCAGTTTCGAGTTGAGTTGGCTCTGCCGCTGGTGCCGCAGGAGTATTAGCCGCAGGTGGTGTCGTAGGCTCTTCTTGTGCAGGTTCGTCATATGTCAGGGTATTGTCTTCAATAGCCTTCTGTAGCTGGGTGAAGACTGTGTTGTCAGATATACCACCGTCCAACATACCGAATGCCAGCATAACAGCATCGTTCTCGCTTACGTCCTCAGGCAAAGATAGCGTGGATACGATCTGCTTCGCCTTGTCCATGTTCTCTTTGTACGCAGTGTTAGCGTCATTCTTGGCTTTCTGAGCGTCTAACTCTGCCGCCTTATCTAACTTAGCAAGAGCCAAGTCTTTTTCACGCTGGGCCTTAATACCTGCCTGATATGCTGGGACAAAGCCTTGCGCAAAACCTTGAGCGAAGCCTACGAGTTCGTCACTCGGGCCGCCTACATCATATAGCTTTGCAAAGTCTCCGAATTTATATTCGCCATAACTCATTCTTCCTCAGGCTCCTCTTCTTCGGAGTATCCAAGCATTTCGTCTTGGGTCTCTTTGTCAGCCGGCTCACCTTCGAGGCCAGCCATAGCCGACATCAGTCCGCTGCCTTCGACATCCTCTTCAGGCATCGCCTCAGGCATGGGCATCTCTTCTTCGACTTCTTCGTCTCCGTCGATCATGCTGACGAGATCAGCCACCATCTCTTTAGTAGGTACTGTGATCTGTTCTTCGATCCCCATCTCGTAGTCATAACCAGCCTGTACGGCGATCAATTCAATCGTCTTGGCTACAGGGCCAGCAATGATCAGAGCAAAGTCCACGGTCCATTTACCGAGGCCAATATTACGGGTTAGGAAGAAGTCAGTCATTGTGGCGACTGTAATTCCGTTAGTCAGCATAGTCTCAAGGCCGATCATTGCATTCGGCTTCTTGAACTCCTTGGCTGTGTATTCTAGGGCTTCGTCGTAATCTGTAATCTCAGGCGGACGGTGCCACGGGTAGTTACGGGTATCCGACGTATAGTTCTCGCCGGGAATAGGACCGTCGAACTCAGGTTCAATCCTCATCTTCTTCGATCTCCTCTACCTCGTCTTCGTCGAGACGCTCACCAGCCTCGTCTCCCATTTCCTTCATCAATTCTTCTTCGAACTCAGCAAAGTACTGTGGGGTGTATTTCATGTCGGGGAATTGCTCGAAGGTAGCTTCGGGAATCTCTCCTCGATAATAAGATCGGATGGCTCTGATTACGCCTTCTTCAAAATTCATTGGAGCCTCTCATATTTGACTGTGAGGTATCCGTGTATCGGATGTCGTGACACGGCATGTGGATGCGTCTTCATTGCTTCTTGAGCTAGGACGCCCACGTTATGATATTTCTCTGCACCGATCTGTTTAGCGGTTTCCGTCCAATCCCATTTGTAGAGTGGTAGGCCGCACTTATGTGTGCCGATGCGAGTGATGTTTTCTTTGAGGTCTTCGTCAGATAAAAAGCCAAGTAATGCAGTTGCGCCTTTAGCAAGGAAACCGCCGCTCATAGTACTGCCGAGAGATGACAGGGCAGAGCTACCCGCACCCAAGAAGCCACCATTACCAAACATGCTACCAGCTACAGAGCCGAGGACGTTACCGACTGCGCCAAACAACCCAGCCTTCTTCTTGGCTTTAGCTTGGGCCGCAGCCATCTGCATTTCCATTTTCATCTGGAACATCTTTAGGTCACGGTCTGCCTGAGACTCGGATGATTTCCACGTCCAGTCTAGTAGAGCGTCTGATCGATCCCACATGTTATTTAGCTGCTCGGATGTAAGGCCTACCTTGTTCTTCACATCAGTAGAGATCGCATCAAACAGGTTTTGGTTGTTCTGCATCGTCACCGCCTGACGCCATTTTTGATTGGCAAAGTCGATCTGGTACTGCATGTTCGTTTCAAACTGTTCACGATTGTTAAGCAGAGTAGCATTGAACTCAAAACGGTCATTAATCTCGCCGGTGTTGAACCGCTTCATGTTGTTGACTTGCTCTGTATTGAAGCTGTCGATGTTAAAGGATAGCTGATCGTAGAACTTGTTCATATCGTTCTTCTGTTCAGCCCCAAACATACGAGCGGTGTTCTGTGATTTAGCGTCCTCTAACAGAGACTGTATACGAGCTTGGCTGTTGATTACATTCGCTTGCTGGATATTGGACATGTTAGCCAAGTCCATCTGCATGAAGTTCTTAGAGTTATTCAATGCAGTCTGTAGACGTATGTCCATGTTGGCTAGTTCTAGCTTAGACAGAACCATAGCCTTATTGATTGTGGCTTGCTGCTTGTTGTCCAAGTTCTTCATAGCAATGCCGTTGAAGATCTGTGCGTCTTGCTGTGCAATCGGCAGAGTAGCTTCGATCAATGCCTGAGAGATAGCCGCCATACCCGCTGTACCGCCTTCGGTAAATGCGAATGTACGACCCACGTTACGGGCAATACCCGCCGCCCAAGTTGGAATCTTCGGGTTACCGTTTGCGTCTACAAACTGGGATGTCAGGATCTCTAATTGGCCTTGGACGGTTTGCTTGATGTCAGTGTAGTTACCTTCGCCCAGTGTTTGGGCGAGGATTTTACCAGAGACGGTAGTCGTGTCGATGACGTTAGAGATGTCTTGGCTGGCGAAATCGTTCAGAGCCACGCCTAGTTCATTAGTCGTACCGTCTTCGTTCTTTCCTGTGGCTGCGCCTTGGATGTCGGTAGTAATGTCGTTGGAATCGATGATGGCTTCGTCACGAACTTCGCCTGTGGCGGCGTCTACGTCATTCTCTTCACGGATCACGTCGCCGTATGTGGTAGAGGCTTCGTAGGTTTCGGCGTCTTGCTTAACCTGATCTGTGGCAGTGTCTGTAACCCCAACGGCTTCAGCGTCTCCTACTAGACCATCAGCATCCATGTCATATTTTGGATCAGTTCCGTCGATGTTAGTGCCTTCGGTATCTGCATCAATCGTAGGAACTTTGTCTTCGAGCGTCATGTCCTTGTCAGACAGGAAGTCGCCCGGATCATTCACGATGTCATCCGCCATAGTAGTGACATTCGTGCCACCTACCACGTTCACTGATTCAGGAAGAGCGTCGGGATCTCCAATCAAACCCTGTGTAGAAAGTACATCAGCCATAATTTTCTCGTTCCTCTTGGCAGGATTTCACACGATCCCTTAATTGAATGTATCCGTACATTGCCTCTGGGATGGCCCAGTTGTCGTCTGGCAAGTCTGCTAGTTCGTCCGCTAGTCGGTTGTTGAATGTTTCTGAGTAGGTATTAATCGGTGGGCAGTAGATCTCTAGAGAAGTTCTAAAGACCGGTTTTCCGCACCCGCTCAACAAGCTCATCCCGATTGCGAGGAGTATTAGCTTGGATCTCGTTTTCATGGTCCTGCATCGCTTTATAAAAGTCAGACCGCTTATGTGCGGCCTCTAATTCGTCTTTCAGGACCGCTTCTTTGACCCTACGACCACCACCAAGGCGGCCTAAGACGTAGATCACAGGCAAGGCTATCGAGAATGCTACGATTACTGCGGTTTTAATCTTGCCTGTGATGAATCCGAACATTATCGGGTGCCTTCCTTGCTGTCCTTCCAGCGGCTGTATGCTACGAGGGCAATGCCCCCAATCGCACATAACAAGAAGATCGTCTTCATGCTGTCGCTGTATGGTACCAGTGCCTCGATCTGTGGAGTGATTTCACTCAAGGCGGTGGCTGCACCTGCTACACCCGCACCCGCCATTGTCTTAGACTGTGCTAGGGGCTTTGGCTTACCTTCCTCAACCTTCTGAGGCATCTTATCGCCACCGTCGTCGGCTAACTTAGCGTCCATAGCAAACAATGCTGCTTCCGCTGTACGGCGACGAGTAAGACCACGGAGAGGTGTTAGCTTGCCGTCCACTCGTGCCTTATTCCAGCGCATTAGCTGATCAGGTACGTCGTGGTATAGTCCGGCATTCAAGCGTTTTAGCAGGGTGCTTGATTTGAAGTTGGCTGCCCCGACGTTGAATATAAACGAGGTCAAGGCATCATACTGGTTTTGGCTGAGAGGCACTTCCACATAGCGGTGGATGGCCTTTGCGTGTTCGTCCAGATCGTCGATGAGGCGTTGTTCTGCCTCTTCTTTGGTAATCCGCATCCCAGAGCGGACGCCCTTACAACTTCCCCAGCCTATGGTCCATTTACCAGCCGGGCATCGATAGCTGTGAATTAAGCCATCGTCCCCTACTTTGTGTAGGCCTTCGAACTTCTTAACGAGGCGAACTCCCGCCTCGCTTACGTTATCAGGAATCATTAGTTATCCTCGGGTAGAAGCATACGGCTGTGTAGCCGGAGACATCATCCCAGTGCGGTAAATGGTACTATCGTATATACTATCTAAGGTACCAAACATCTGGTTGATGTCGTAGCCAAACTGGCTAATTCGCTCTCCCTGTTGACTGAACTGAGACACAATCAAATTGCCATTCTTGTCGATGGCTCGTTTTGTCTCGGTGCCTTGAGCGTCTACGCTGTTAGCAATCAGGCGGCCTTGTTGGTCAAATGCGTCTGATAGGTTCTGGTAGCTATCACGAACACTCATATCCAACTGATCGCCTTGGGTATCCAACATTGTGCGGATGCTCGATAGCCCGTCTTTGAACGCCGACTGATTAGCTTGTGCTTCTTCAGTAGAGCCTTCAATACCCATAGCTAGTTCACGGGCAGCGTCTGCGAAGTTAGCGTCTAGCTCTTGCGCAGCGGCTTCGTTAGCGGCTTGAACCTCTTGTAGCTGTTGTCCGTATTGCTCAGACTGTGCGCCCATCTGACCTTGGATATCACCTACTGCGTTCTGTAGTCCTGTGATGATGTCATTACGGCTACGGTTGGCGAGTGTTACGTCATCGCCATACTGATCTTGGAAGTCAGTGAAGTTAGTCGATAAGTTGCCTACCGAGTCAGTGATGTTTGCCTGACCATCGGATAGATCTCCGTAATAGGTGTCGAGGTTGCCGCTCATGCTATCTACGGCTGACTGGATGTTTCCTTGACCGTCTGTAACTGTCTTAGTCAGATCATTGAAGCCTGTAGTATTATCTGCCGCCATCGTGTCTAGCATAGTGTCTACGCTGTCAAAGCGTCCGCCAGTCATATTCTCGATGCTGCCAAACTTATCAGTCAAGAATGACTCTAAGCCAGTACGGTCTGCCGTAAGCTGTCCCAAGATGTCGGTACGGGCACCCGCCACGTCTTCTTGTGTATCGGAGAATCCTTCGTCTATGACCTCTTTCTGATCGCCGAATTCGCCTTTGATCATTTCGCCTTGGTCATCGAAGGCGTCATCCATTGCAGTACCAGCCGCATCGAATTGATCTTCGATAAAGTCTTCTTGGTCACTAAAGCCTGTCTTAACAGTGCCTTTAATATCAGACTGTCCTTCAGCCAGATCATCAAACTCACCAGCGGCTTGACCAAAACCACCTACAACTTGATTGTATACGTCATCGACTGCGCTATCAAGATCGCCAAACTGGTCCATCATGTCGTAGTTCAGGTCACCGATGGAGTCTTCGATATCTCCCTGACCACCCATAACATCCTTAAATTCAGGGTCTGCGTATTCTTTAACCGCTTGCTTAATCTCAGCCAGTGATGGGCCACCGCCCCCACCGCCGCCGAACACAATAATCCCAGAGGCACGAGGATTAAGATACCGCCCGGGGCCGAACATTGTTGAGAATAGGTTTCTCATATTAGATCTCCATATTATAAACGTGGTAGAGAAGCTGGTAGGGCTTACCTTTGTTGCTCTCTAAATGACGAAGTCTGCGTTCCCAGCCTCGACGACCCCACACTTGCATTGAATGACACCCATTCGCTTTAGCGTATTCTTCGAGTGTCTTATGATGAGCGGTCCATGTATCCCAGTCTGGGACTTGTCCTGCGCACAACATAATAAGCAGAGACTTCTTGTGTGCGCTGGTAGTGAACCTAGTGACTATTACGGTTATCACTTGACCGTCTTCGTCTCTGGTGAGCCAGATGTGCGCCTGTTCTGATAGGGCCATAAGGCATACTGAAAAAGGATCATATTCACCGATTGAGTGGTGAAGTGCGGCCTCAATATGTGGTTCGAGTAGAGGCCAGAGTTTGAGTACTTGAGGCGGGGTTAGTAGGGATGAGACCATGTAAAATGATTACAGGCTCCACTGCCTGAAAAATCTATTACTAGAGTTGCCGTACATAGCGAAGACAATCTTACTTCCATCCGCCGTTACATCGAAGTCAATGTAGTAAGAACCTACCGAGTCGGATTCGACAGAAGTCAGATCTGCTATTCTATCTGCAAAAGTGATGGTACTGAAGTCATACGCCGTCGAAAACGTCATCAGACAAAGCTCGTTATCTAGAGTGGTACACATAGCCTTAGTACCTTGGTCAAACCACTTCCAACTAAACATCAGGCCTTGTGGGCGGTGGGTCTGCGATCCACTAAACTGATACGCTTGATAATTTGAAGACGAAGATATGTCGTAATTTGAGACATTACTGAACTCAAACATTTTGTTTCCGCCGCCACTACCATAAATGAGGCCAAATGCTCTCGACCCATCGTAATTGAACGAAAGGGCCGTAAAAGAACTCAAATTTGTTATGGAAGTGTAGCTTCGTGTATAGTTGCTATTAGAAATGCCTGAAGGGTTCCACGCACCATTTATGTTGCTTACCTTCCAGCCTCTAAGGTTTCCGCCGTTACTGCCCGAGTAAATCCAAGACCCATCATTTGCCGTTGCAATATTGCGCCCAAGCTCTGGGTTGCTTGTATTAGATATGTATGTGGTGCTAGAAATCGTTCCACTTGAAGAGATTACGCCGGCGTCGTCAGCATTAGGATGGCTAAACCTTACTAAATCTCGGTCACCATTGTCGTGATGCATTATATCACCCTTATACACTCCGTCTCGGATGAAAAACATCGTGTGAATAGAGTTGTTTGAGTAAGGACCAACCCAAGATAAGTCATCGTCACTTACGCCGCTTAAACTTGATGGGATAGATATATCGTGCGGATGAGTAGCAAGAGCCGCACCACCACCACCAGCCGCACCTGCCCCACCAAAACCACGAACCGAACCGCCGCCAAAAGTTGAAAGCATTGGCGCAAAAAGTCTTGGCTTATCGAATATTAGATTTCTCATGCAGCAATCACCTTTGCAAAAGTGTCTCCGCTATATGTCTCCGATAGCCAAACTTCACATTCAGACTGTGATCCTGAAAATAGTTCGACCTGACTTTCGTGTTGTGCAATGTAACTTACGTGGTCAGATGGGTCTACCTCAACGGACTGGGCTTCATAGTAAATTGCAATAACCTTATGAGTCATCACTCACCTCTAATTAAGCATACTGCGTGACTGAGGCCAGCACAGTGAAAGTAGCATTCGCCGTCTTGATGATCGTGAATGTGTATACGTCGATCCCACTTGCGTTGCCGCCTGTCGGTGCGCTGCCGCCTGACCATTTTGGCGTCACCGCTGTTCCGTCTACTTGGTAAGCGTTGAGGTAGTAGGCTGTGGAGCCTTGCTGCATTAGTGCTGTGACCGTTACGCTTTTTCCAGTGTCGAGAAAAGAGTTTAAAGCCTGTGAGCTTGACGCTCTGAAATTTATCGTGCGGTTTGCTGTCTGGTTTGTTGAGTAATTGTTTATCGCTGCGTTTCTTACATCGAAGTTTATTGTGCCACTTGTAGTTGCAGATGTGGCGACCTTTTCCACGACTTCCTCAATCAGGATTGCGTTGCCAAATTCCATGACCCCAGAGACGGCGTCATCCACATCACCCCTTAAAAAGGTGCTTGCGTGTAATCCATCCAACATATCGGCGTCTAGTCCAGAGGAAGCACCATCGTTACCAGCGGTCCATACAGTATGCCCATTTATACTTGGTACACCGCCTAGCTCTAAATACGAACTATTGTAGTCAGAATATAGCTGAAGGGTGCCATCACCAGCAGTACCCACATAACCATCTCTAACATTGTCTCGACCATAAAACTCAATATAATTCCAGTCAGAGCTATCTCCGCTAGGTGTCTTCAGGAGCATCTTATTGTCGCTGGCTGTGCTTACCACCAACTGTCCATTAATAGTACCACCTGAGGTAGATAGCTTAGTAGCGATACTGTTCGTCACCGTAGTAGCGAAGTTAGGATCGTCCCCTAAAGCCGCAGCTAACTCATTCAATGTGTCCAGTGTGCTTGGGGCACTGTCTACGATACCTGCCGCTGCACTGTCTGCATAGGCTTGGTATTCACTCTCGATTGTCGCAAGCTGCTTACCGTCTACGGTATCTGCGTCGAGTCCAGATGCTGCCCCGTCTACTGTCTTAATAGAGGTCAGTAGGGATGCTGCCGTTATGTCGCTCTCTAGGGCAAGAGGAAAACCCCCAGCCGTAGAGCCGTCGTGTACGACTACCGTGTCTTTTGTTGTATCAACCGTGACTTCGCCAGCTAGGCCTGTGAAGGTACTATGCTGAGTGGTGGTGCCACGGCGTAGCTGAAGTGCGTTTGCCATTGTTTAAATACTCCCGAAGTCGAAATCGACTGATATTGTTCCGCCTGTTATATTGACGTTGTTTGCATCCTGAGTAGCTATAGAGCCTAGCCCAAGGTTAGTTCGAGCCGCTGGTGCGCTAGAGGCTCCTGTACCACCGTCTGCAATTTCTAGGTCTGTGATACCTGTGATAGATCCGCCTGTGATTGCCACGTTATTGGCATCTTGCGTAGAAACTGATCCCAAGCCGAGATTAGTCCGTGCCCCAGATGCTGTAGAAGCACCCGTACCACCATCTGCCACTGTAATGTCTGTGATTCCAGTGATAGAGCCGCCAGTGATCGCCACGTTGTTGGCATTCTGGTTACCCATGTCGCCTGATGGTGCGGTGATATTGTTCCAGCTAGACCCATCGTAGTAACGCATATAACCAGTTGTGGTATCAAAGTAGAGATCGCCCGCTACTAGAGAACTGTTGTTGTTACGCTGGGTTGGTGCAGAGGTTTTTGGCCCTTGGTATACGTCAGAAAAGTTCGTGATATCGGTGACGTTAGTAGCCGCTGTAGTTACGTCGCTGGCGATTGCCGCTACTGCGGTGACATCTGAATCGATGTTTGCCACCGAGGTCACATTCGCATTGTTGTTCGCTACGGCGGTTACATCAGATGATATACCAGCTACGGTGGTCACGTCAACACTTACACCCGCAACTGTGGAAATATTTCCTGCAATTCCCGCCAGTGTACTAATGTTATTGTTAGGTGTGATCTGACCGACCACTGTGTTGATGTTAGAGTTGTTGTTCGCTACCGCAGTAACATCGGATGAGATCCCCGCTACAGTCGTAATATTGGCTGAGATTGGAGACAATGTAGAGATGTCTGTACTGATCGCCGCCAGAGTAGATACATCCGAGCTTACACCCGCCACTGTAGTCACGTTTGCCGAAATACCCGCTACGGTATTTACGTTGGTAATGGAATTAGCCACCGACTGAACATCGGCTAGGTTATTGGCTACGGTGACAATAAAGCCAGTGGGCGCACCACTTGAGCCTGAGGCAGCGTCAGTGATTGAGCCGAAGTCGTAGATCTGACCCGCTACGAAGTTACCTGAGTTTAGGTCTTCTGCCACATCGATCAAATCATCGATATTGGCTGCAATAATACCTACGTTGTTGTTTGTAGCCCAATACTTGGCTGAGTAGTTTGTGCCGTCTACAGTACCGCCTGTGTAGGTAGCCCAGTCTTTAGCCGAACCAATATTACCACGGATCACTGTACCGATGGCGTATTCTTTAGCAGAGTATTCTGACTCGCCTGTGATAGTGCCTGTAGTCTTAGTCGCCCATTCTTCCGCTTCATCCTCAGACGATTGTGCGTTAGATGCAGAGTTAGCGGCTGCGGCGGCAGATGCAGAGGCCGAAGACGCACTAGCAGACGCCGCTGTGGCGGAGCCTAAGATCGAGTCAACGTATGATTTATTGGCTGCATCTCCTGCGTTAGCCGGATTGGCTAGGCTAGTAATGCTGTTGGTGTTCATGTTGATGGCACCAGTCATAGTGCCGCCAGCCAATGCTAGACGAGTATCACGCTGCGTATCTACATAGCCTTTGTTACTTCCGTCTGAGTTTGCAGACGGTGTAGGCATATTGGTGATCTTGTTTGTGCTATCAAGATCGATATTGCCTGTCATAACACCGCCACTCAGAGAGAGCTTAGTAGCGATACTGTTTGTGATCGTCGTATGGAAGTTAGCGTCGTCGTTGATCGCTGCCGCTAGTTCGTTCAATGTATCCAGAGCCGCTGGCGCAGCGTCTAAGACTTGAGCTACCTTGGAATCTACATACGCTTTTGTGGCAGCGTCTGACGAGTTCACCGGAGTACTTAGGCCTGTGATAGTAGCCGCTGATGTAGCGTCCATGTCCAAGCTGCCGTTGATAACGACGTTGTTAAATGTAGACGAGCCAGAGCTTGCAGTGACGTTACCAGTCACATCACCTGTAACTGCACCAGTCACGTCGCCCGTCACATTACCAGTGACGTTACCTGTTACATTACCTGTAACATCGCCGGAGAAGCCCGTAGAGGCCGTCACAGTAAGGCCTGTGATATTTAGAGGGGTAGTACCGCCAATTACGTTATTGTCGATTGTACCGCCTGATATGGTGGCGTTGGTGAGATTGGCTGATGTATTAGCAGTAAGGTTAGTAAATGTACCCGAAGCTGCGGTACCACCGCCGATAGTCGTATTGTTAATTGTACCAGAGGTAGCCGCAATATTGGCAATGGTATTCGTAGTGCCTGTGAAGTTGGTGATACCGTTAAATGTAGCCGAGCCATTAAATGTGGATGCGCCAGTTGTAGTCTGCGTTCCGCCTACGGTTAGGTTGCCTGATAGAGAGGCTGCGTCGGTATTCAGAGTACCCGCTAGATGAGCGTCCTTAAATTCGAATGTAGTCGAGCCAAGGTCTACAGCATTAGTAACGCCCGGCTCAATGACAGAGCCTGTCTCAACCATAAGAAGCTCACGCCATACAGCGGAGCCTACAGTGTTGTTAATGCAGATATACCAACGGTCTGCCGAGTAGTTGTACCAGTAAGAGCCTCGGCTATAGCCATCGTCTGCGTCGTCGCCATTGCCGGGGTTTGTGGTAGCAGTTAGGTTGTTCTTACCGCCCGAGCCACCATTCACGGCAGGAAGATATCCTGTAACCGAGGTGGCTAGGTTGATCTTAGGTGCATTACCTTCAGTACCGTCGTGCGTGTGTCCAGTCGTGTCGAAGGCACTAGCAATCTGGTTGAATTCAGCGTTCAACGGCGGTGCGGTAATGTTCGCACCGTTAATAATCTGTGAGGTAGATTGCCGGGTATAGCCAGCCATTATCGTCTCCCTGCGATACTGAACTCAAAGACGATGCCTTGTATAGAATACGGTGCGAAGTCGCCTGAAGTTACATAGGTTATTTGGGTAGAGTAGCCGCTGCCCTCGATGGGCGTGTTGAGGATCGGCTTCTCAGATCCGCCGTAGACAACTAGAGGAGCATTATAGTCGATGCCGGGTGTACGATATTGTACAGGCTGACCCTTACTCACTTCAGTGTAAGAGGTGGGGTTGCTTACGTCTGGAGAATACCAGTCGTAGATGACGGCAATGTTCATAGTCAGCGGACCTTCCGCACGAATGAACGTATTAACTTTGCGCATAATCTTACGGACTTCAGTATCGCCAAAGTCGAAGAACGGCGTCGAGTAAACAGCGAGAATAGGGTCACCATTGAAGTTGTTACCTTTTTCTTGCTGGTAAACCTTACCATCCCAGTCTCCGTGGAATACAAACTCAGAACCGTTGATGTAGCCTGATGTGGCACAAGATGCTCGGATGCCTAGTAGTTCTCCGAACTCCCATCCCAGTCTTTGGTCTGATGTTCTTAGGCCGCCGATAATACCAAATGAGTCTGCAATATTAGTGGTAGGCTCTGAGATGAAATACCGTAGCTGTGACTTATTTCGGATCACACAGCCGCAGAGGTTCTTCAGATCATACTCGGCGGGTAGCTGTGAGATGACAGTCTGAATACGTTTGGAGATCGTCTCCAGTTCAACGTCACCAATTCTAGATGTACCAGCCACTGGGCGTAATCCGTCTGGGGCAAGGAATACAAGGTCACCGCCGAGTTCTAGTACACTGTCTCGTGCCACACATCCCACGTTAGCCGTAACCTGTTCGAGAATGAATGGTACGCTAACGTCCGAGTTAACCAAGACTTTCTTGATCGAGTTTTCGCCAAAGACAAATAGGTTGTCACGGAATGGCTTAAACTGGACTAGGTCATACCCGATAGGTAGCTGTCCTGCACCACTGGCTGCCGTCCAATCCTTCTCGTCACGAGGAGCGGAGTAGGCAATGTTAGAGGCGTCTGTTAGGTCTCCACCGAGCCAGATATGATTCTCGAATACCTCTACGCATTCTGGTGCCTCAAAGCACATAACCCCGCCGGGATCTGCGTCTGTACCCGCACCAGTCGGCGAAATATAATCCCAGTTTAGCCCATCAAATACAACTGCGTTATTCACGCCGTCTACGAAGATAATCTTGTTACCAGAACCGAAGTTAAAGCTGGCGGATCTAATACGGAATACTTCGTCTCTGAATGGAGCGGTACGAGTGTAGTGAAATAAGCCTGTATTATATACCTGCCATCCTACGAGCGTAGCAAAGCGATAGAAGCTGTAGGTGTGGTTATCTACTACGACAACGTCGTCTGCTTCTGCCGCAGTGTTTAGAGTTATAGCGTTGTTGTTAACGTCAATAGAATAGTCTGCCCGAGCCAGTTCAGTCCCGTTGAGATAGACTCCCAATGCAATGTTGTTGCTAACCGAGAGTGTTCGTCCATTAGCGTCAGTCCCACTGAATACTGATCGAGTTGTAGTAACATTATACTCATACGAACGATCTTTCCGTGCGGCTAGTAGGTCTTCTCTTAATAGACTGTCGTCATAATAAATAGATAGGTTATATACTCTACCTTCACTATCGTCGCCGCCTACAGTCGCAAGGTTAGTGCCACCATACGGCTCGAAGCCGTTAATACGACGATAGCCGCCGAAGAGAGACACCTCGTAGTTCACTAATCGAATAGCTACACCGGGATCTTCTTCAGACAGCAATAGATGGTTTTGACTAGCGTCTAGGCCGCCTTGTGAGACAACCTTAAACGATTGGATCTTATCGGGCATTAGTAGCTAACTCGGGTATCTTCTATTGATGCGTACTTGTTCAATAGAAGTGTCTGCATCTCTTTGATCCCAGCCATGAACTCCTGTTGGGCAATACCCGCCATCTCGGAGTTGTCTCGGAACAAATACATATGGTACATCGCACCAGCAATTAGGACATGGTCATACGTCGATGGGACACGAGTCTGATCGTCGTAATTTATAAGCTCGGCATAGTTCAGGAAGTAGCGGAAGCGTAGAACGTATGCTTTGTTAGGTGACGGGGAAACGCCATAACCATTGCCGTGTGAGGGGAAGACGTACTTAGGTAAGTCTAATCCGCTATTGCCAGCGTCTAGGTCTGCGTTACGAAGTCTGTCGTAGTAATAGTCACGAGAGACAAAATCTAATGAAGTAGTCGTGTTGGTGTTCGTACCGTCATTGACGATATAGAAACTGTTCCATTCAACCGACTTGAAGAAGTTAGGCCAGCTATAGTCTTCTTCGCCTACAGTGAGGGATTGTGAGTGTTCTGCCGAGTTAAAGGGCCACTCGAATTCTGCGGCGTTAATCTTTGCAATCGACGCACGAACTGCGTCTTTAGCCAAGGCCTGTACACCACGGACATCAGCGAAGTCTGCAACTTCGATCTCCACCTCATTAAGACGGCGGAGTAGAGCATTAGTTAGATCGATGTAGGTGGACGGCATTTCTAGCTCTCACTAAGTAGTGGAGAGGCCCGAAGGCCTCCCCTAAATATTCTAGGCTGCGTTGTATACCGCAGTGAATAGTGCTTCTGGGCGAAGAATCTTCCGGCCATACAACTGCATCCCACGGACGATGTCCGAGAATGTTTCTGGTGAGCGGAAGCTCTCTGTTTTCGCAAGCTGTTGTGCAGATGCGATTGCAGAGTCGTGACCAGCAACAATAACACCGAAGTTGGTTTCTGAACCACCTGATGCTGTAGTGTCTGGGCCTGTACCAATGTATGGTAGGTTGTTTGATTTGTAGACACGTAGTCCACGAACCAAGTTGCCGCCCATACGTCCGTTACGGATCTCATCACCGCCGCCGAAATCACGATCAACGAATTTTGAATCTTCGTCCATCAAGATCTCGATCATTACCGGATCCAATACAACCCAACGACCATCTTGGTCTACGTTTGCTTGGTCCATCTTACGAGCGATACGGTTAAGTAGTGCTAGTGGTGATGTGATAGCACCTGCACCACCGCCGGCTGCTACTGGGATAGATGTAACTTCGGCAGAGCCACCCAAGTCAGAACCACCGAAATCAGTGATGTCTAGCTTGTTTGCTGCCAATAGTTCGTCTGCGTCAGCGTTTGTGTCGGCTTTTGTGCCGTTTGCCGCTGTACGACGTGCCCAAGAACCTGCGCCACCAGCCCAACCAGACAAGTAACCCAATACTTCTGAGTCAAATGTGTCGGCTAGACGATAAGCTGCACGGTCTGTAGCAAGATCCATGAAGTTCACATGCGAATGTGCGGCTTCGATATCGTCGATGGCGAACTGGAAGTAGTTCGCTTGGTCAACGACCATAGTGAAGTCTGCGTCATTCAAGTCTTGAGTCGCTAGTGTTGTACCACGAGCGTAGTTCGAGACTGTGATCTCCGGTTCTTTGATGATACGGACTGAGTCTCCGTACTGAGAAATCTCACCGGTATAGTCAGTGTTCGTGATGTCTTCTACGACAGACGTCTTCCTGAATTCCTTCTGGACTTTTTGACTATAAATGACCGGGGAAAAGTTCCCATTGGGTAAGTTGGCGTAACCCGACGCCTTTGCGAATGCCATAGTTTGTTCTCCTTCTAATGGCGATAACAAAAGTCACAAGCGTGACTTGCTAAGGTCAGATAGAAGAACGAATTAAGGGCAGAACGACTCGTAGGGTGCGTTTCGGGTGCTAACCGTCCACGGGCCTACAGGCTCTGGTAGTCTTAGCAGTTCTTGCTTCTGTTTTGGGATTGGTTTGGTAGAGGTAGACCTAGTTAGGTGGCTCTACACTGCCTAATAGATTGCATATCTGCAATTCTTATTGCCCTATTATTATACCACCGTTAGGTGCTTATAATCAAGGGGTGTGTTTATCGGGCACCGCCCGACAAGTCATACTGGAAATCACCTCGTTGGATGGATTCCAGAATAGCTGCCTCGTTCTTCTCATACTCTGCCGAAGACATCTTGCTGACTTGGCTTTCTGAGAAACGGGCACGTCCGCCTGAGGATGGTGTAGATCCGCTAGTACGTCCGACTGAACGTGCGGCATCACCCTGAGTGGCTCGTGTTCGTTTGATACCTTTGTCTGCCTTGTACAGGTCAATAGCCCGTGCGGCAGAGATAGGATCATTTGCGTTCTTATATAGAGCGTCTTGAATCCATGTTGGCTGCTTCTTAGCCCAGTCATGGAATGTTGGATCTTGGCGAATACGGTCAAAGTCTGGATGTAGCTTCTTGAGTGCCATCTCAGCCTTCTCTCGGGTGATGTTCTGTTCCAGCTTTTTCAAGCCTTCCATCTTCTTCTCACCCATCGCCAGTGCTTCTAGTGAACGCTTCTGTGCGATTGTATCGATAATTGATGCAACATCAGGATACTTACGCATCCACTCCGCTACCTCTTTCTCTGACTTAGGGAAACGGATTTGTTGTTTAGTAGCCGACTCTAGCTGTGACTTCATTGCCTGAAGTTCACGGTCTTTGGTTGCCATCTGGTTCTGCATATGACGACGAAGATCGCCGTAACGCTTTTTGAAAGATGCCTCGTCTGAGTCAGTAGGTGCTGCTTGCGCCTCTTGTGTCATCTCTTGCGAGTATGACTTATCTTCGGTATCGAGTTCGTCACGATACCCACCACGGTACTTAGCCATGATTTTCTCCTTGGGGGGCCGAAAAGTAGCCGACGTTAGTCGGGGTTTTGCGGGTAGCCCGTGCCACGCAAATTATCGAATGAAAGCAATCTTCGGTGTGCTTTTCATTGCATAACTCATAGTCTCGACGGTCTCTTCTTCCTCGTCGTACTCTGGTATTTCTTCTTCTGTTATGACTTCGGCAATCTCTACTTCATTGCCTTCGGGTGTTTCATATTCCTCTTGAAGCTCCCCTTCCCCTTCTTCGGCGTAATAGTCCTCATCCGATATCTCGGCGTCCTCAATTCCTTCGCCATAGGGTTCTTCGTCATAGTAAAATTCTTCGACTTCATGGATCTGTCCCATCGCATGTAGCGACATCAGACCTGCTTTAGCTTCCATCATCATTTCTGATATGTGCTTCAGGCCGTGCCACTTAACTACGTCGGCGGGAAGTACATACTCACCTTGTGAAAGCATCGCAGGGATATCGTCTCGGACATTCTCTGCGTCTGATCCTAGTGGTATTTCGTTTCCTGATACTGGGTCAGTGCCTACGATCATGCCGGGCATAGAGCCTTCGCCACAGCTACCGTCGCATTCACCGCCACATCCACAGGGCATTCCGCCGTGTGCAGCTTTCATTATGCCATCCTCTTCTATTGCTTTTTGTACGGCTTCGCCCCGAGCTTTCTCGTAGGCCGACAATCTGCCGTCGTCGTTTAAGTCTGCTTTGCTAAAGTCTAACTTGAAGACATTGTCAGCCATCTCCTTACCTTCTACGGTGCGGATGCCTTTTTCGGATTCACCTTCCGTAAGGCCGCCTTTGGAGAATTCTTCGGGTGCTTCTTCGGCTGTAGCTAGACCCGCCGCACCAATTAGTCCTGCGGTAGGTACGCCTATGTCTCTAACTGCACCTGCATAAGTCTTCCAAGAAGGGGCACCACCCGCACCTAACTTCTCAGCCTCGGCAATAATCATATTACGGGCACCGTCAGGAGTAAGCTGCTTGTCGTCTACCATGCGCCAAATAGCTTCTGTGCTTTGTATGAAAGACTTGTTGTTCTTCAGGGTCTGGGGGAATAGTGTTCGTAGCTGTTCCCAAGAGATAGACTGCATCTCACGAGGTAGTACGTCACGTAGTTTTGCAGCGTCTACGGTAGCATCAAAGTATAAGCCATAGCTTCCAGCCATACCTGAGTCAGCCTTACCGTCATTAGACCAACGTGCAGGGTTACCCTTAACATTAGCACCATTAAGACCGTGGGTGACTTCTACTGCACTCGAGCCAAGAGGACGTAATAGACCTGCCGCAATCTGGTGTGTATCGACTGTAACATCTACAGGGCTGTCTGGGTTATAGATGTTGTTGAAGAAGTTACGGACTTTATGATTTCCGCCTAGCTCTGGTGAGATAGCTTTGATTGAGCCGTCTCCCTCTAGGATGCGAACCGCCTTTGCAATGTCGCCGAACCCTTGGTGTACAAGTGAGGCAGGTTCGCCAGACTTAGAGACAGAATACCCTAGAATATCGCCTTCGGGGCTAATCTCACGATAGTTCTTACCGAAGTGCGCCTCATCATAAGCACGTAGCCACATGGCCTTTTGCTCTGGAGTTTCTAGATCACCCCAAGACTTACCTTTGATTTGCTCAAGGACTGCGCCATTTTTACCGTCTTGGAAAGCAGTATTGCCTTTTTTCTTACGAGACGCTGGGACAGTTGTAGTAACGTCATCCATCGCTTGTGTCCAAGGAGCATTCGGACCAAGCTCGGTATGGTGTTTAATTAGACGCTCCGCCAAAGCTACGTTCTGGAACCAGTCTTTTTGTGGAGACATAACAGCAAGAACGCCTGATGTCTTTTCTGGAAGGATACCAAAACGCTGCGCCAAACCATTTGCAATACGGTTTGCTCCTCGATACCACTGCGCACTGTCTTCGGCTATACCGAGTTTGTCCGACATGTCGTATAGGCTTACGATGTTATCGGTCATCTGGCCTTTAACATTAGCAGCCGTTTCTGCAACGTCCTCTGACCACAGGTTCTTTAGGCCGGGATAATTCTCTGCCATCATGGCAAAGTTCTGGTCCATCTTAGTATTACCAGACATCAATGCATCAGTATCACTGATCATAGAACCAGTCTGTAGATTGTCGTCTCGTACAGTTTCCGCAGGAAGACGGGTATCCACTCGATTATTAGGACCACCCGCTAACTCAAAGGCTTCTTCTGTTTGAGTTGCGACTTGGGCAGGTACAGTTTCTGGCTGAGACTGCGTGTATGGTGTACGAGGCATGTCGCCGTATACACCCGCTGCTTTGTTAATAGACGCTACTTCGTCGTCTGTCAGAACACGGTTCACTTTCATATTACCGCTGATCAACCATTCCCCAGTCATATTAGGGTTAGTCTTATAGCGGTAGAATCCACCAAAAGGTATTTGGTCAGTGATATGTGCCGTCTTAGATTCAGGCTGCCCGTTCTTCATAATACGAGCATTAGAGTCCGCTACAGATTGCCAATCTACATCCGCTGGCATTTCTACTTCGGCCCAGACTGTGTCTTCAGCCCGTAGACGCTCGAAGTATTCTATCTCGCCTGTCTTACGGTTCTTCTTACTAAATACGTTGTTAGCACCTCTAGCTTGTAGATCTGCCGCTTGCTGCGCTGTGATCTTATGCGTAGGTCCAATGTGTGTAGCTAACGGAAGATCACCGGCATGCCAGCCGGGACGATAGGCTAGGTTACCAATAGAGGACATAACCTTGCCTGTCTTAGGATCTATTTCGCCAGAAATGGCATCAATCCATTCACCTACAGTCACACCCGTTTTAGAATCGACATAAAGAGGGAACAACTCGCCGGGACGATTGGGATCAATTCTAAACAGCTTGTATGCTTTAACTGTGTTCTTGAAGTTCGTGTTGCTGGGTTTTGGTGCAACATATACTTCCTCTGCCAATGTCTCGACTGAATCAGGAGTCACTGGCTCTTCTGCCATCTTTTTCTTTGAGAAGGCATTACCACCCATAGAACCAACGGTATTCGGGTCCATATTCTCGGCAATGTCAGCAAGAGTATCTAAGCCTTTCTTGGCTCCTTTTGCTGCGAGTTTTGTGAGGGGGAAGGCTTCGATTGCAGAGAGTCCACCTTCGACCACCGCAAGTCCCATTCCGAGTTTGTCATCGGTGTTTCTGGCTCTTTCAAATGAGTCCTTTGCTTCTTCACCCCCAAAAACCAAACCGGCAGGAGTAAAATCAGCAAGACCAATACCATAACTTCCATCAGTCGCATTTGGATTACCTGTGAACCTTTCAGCCATATCTATGGCACCACGATCATCCATACCTGTTAGGTTAGAGATGAACTCACCAATCTTGTACTTTGCTTTCTCACGGAGTGTAGGCTCATACGGCATTACTACTGAGCCGTCGCCTAATGGTTGATCTTCTTCTATTTCTTGATTGCCTTCGACAGCCATACCGCCGTTGGCTAGGCCCAGCGCATCACGTACCGATTGTAGGATGCTAGTCTCTACTCGACCTACTTCTGTGTTGTATTTCTGACTTGTTCCTGCGCCCTCAATGCCAAATGCAGACTGCGTCTGATTATCCACGCTAGAACGATCCCGAGTAGTAAATTGAGAAACAGCATCGTCAGTGGCATTGGATATCCGTGGGCTAGGTGTTGCGGCAGTGTCGGGTGTATATGATGGGGCTGCGTTAGGACTGGCACTTGAAGCGACTGCTACCTCTTCGTCTGAGGCAGGTGCTACGTCATCCTCTGTAACCACAGGAGACGCTAGTCCAGATGATAGCTCTTCAATAGTTCCGGGCCGACTATCTACGACTGTCACGTTGTGTGACATCGGAGACACTCTCACTGGTTCTTGTCCGGGGAAGCCTGAATAGAATGTGTGGCGGCCTATTGTGAGAGGCTTCTCTCCAGAAAAGTCAGTACCCCGTTTCTTGGCAATGTTTTTATTGAGGAAGAAGGTACGTCCGCCCGAGGCGTCTTCGCCTACATTCAGGTACTCGTAGAATTCATACTTGCCTGTCTCTAGATCCTCATCAGGTACAGGGATTGCATCCACGCTGCCATACTTACCAATAGGCTCAAACTGACCTCGTTGGTTAATGACATCTTCTACAGAATTGGGAAAACGATCAGACGATAGTCGGTTGAGAATAACGCCTCGAACTGCGTTACGTCCTTCTTCGGACTCGGTACCAGCTTCCGCCCATACCAACCGCTCAATCATATCTACTTCGTTTTCCGTAAGCTCTGTGATGTTCTCATCTTCAGGATTATACGGAGCCTCAGACATGATGCCGATTTGATCGTCTTCTGATGCCATCTACTCTGCGCCTTTAATTACTTCGTCTCGGAGTGTTTTGAATCGCTTCAACTCAGCAATCGCACCCTGCATCTCAAGGATGCGTTGGTGGTCTTTCTCTGTGTCGAGGAATTGTCGGATTTGTTGGATACGAGCATCAACGTAAGTAATCAGACGCTGATACTGATCCTCAGTGTTCACCAGCAATAGAAGCTGGCGATAGAATTGTTTGTCCATTAGTTAACTGGAGTGCCTTGTTGCTGGGGTGGCAGATTGCCACCATTTGCGCCCCCGCCGCCGCCTGTGAAACCTTCGGCGCCCGGCTCTGGTGCATTGCCCGGAGCTATATTACCGCCGCCTGTTCCTGTAGGATCTTGTGGGTTTGGAGGACCACCCTGAGGCTGTTGTGCCTGTGGGGGTGGTGGTGGCATCATAGCTTGTAGCTCTGCCATTAGTTTCGCCTGAAGTGCAGCCTCACGAGGATCATTCAGAATCTTATCTTCGTCTAGATCCATAGAGGCCGCAATCTCACGGAGAATGTAATCGTATTTCACAAACGGCATCATCGCAGGGTTAGCCGTCATATTCATAAACTGCATCAGACGCTGTGAACGGATCTCGTTACGCATCAATGATTCAGTACCACGGGCCACCACTTCCAGATCGCCTACAAACTCTTTGTCGAAGTTGAACTGCATGTTGAATGCAAACAATGCACGGCCTAGTGGGTTGAGTAGATAGTCGTCGATGTTACGGACTACCGCCTTGATGTTCTGTGCGGCTGCGCCCATCAGCATAGACATACCAGACGCTGTACGGCCTACGCCCATAACGCCAGTAGAGCCGTGTGCAAACGAAGGCATACCAGTCGATTCATCAGCCAACTGACGAGCCTTGTCGAACATCATAATTAGCTCACCACTGACATTCGGGAAACGAGTGCCGAAGATGGCCTGTCCGGGTGCTCCGGCTTGCCGGCGGAAGATCTTGCCGGGGAATACCTTCATGTCTTGGCCGGGAACTAGGTTAGTCTCATCGACCTCGATTAGTAGGTTTCCAGACAGTGCGGCGTTGTCTACCGCCATGCGCATGA